AATATTATGTACGGAAGAAAAACAAAAAATGCTGGCAAAGGATCCTGTGGTGAACGTGGGGGAAAGAAGGGCAAGTAGTGCCTGACAAATCCAAGATGAAGTGCAACGTACCCCGCCGTGAAGTACAAGGCGGTAAGAAGTTCGTCGTGAAAGCCTGCCAAGGTGGGACAGAGAAACTCGTACGATTCGGGGATGCTAATATGAGCATCAAGAAGGATCAGCCAAAGCGTAAGAAAAGCTACTGCGCTCGCAGCGGTGGCATCAAGGGTAAGACTAACAAGCTATCAGCTAACTATTGGAGCCGCAAGGCTTGGGACTGCTAAAACATAATGCCTGAATACCGCACATACGGAGCAAATGATGATAGAATTGCCAAGGACGGCGACTACGGATTTATTGGGTTCAATAACCGTCTTCGTCCCGATCAGCTAGGTAAGGGTTTTCTTACTGATTCCCAGAATGTAAGGCTGGATAGGAACGGCGAAGCTCAAGTCCGTAAGGGCATTGAACTCATTGAGGCCCCGTTTGCGGTAGGTGGTGACGTACTAAGGCTTCCAGTAGCAGCAGAAATAGGAACCGATATATCCCGTCTTCCTACGACAATTCGATCAGCAAGCTTAACCTCTAATGTAGTATCGATAGTATTGGATGATCCAGCTGTTGAGCCAGGTTACGACTTTCAGGTAGGGGATGAAGTGACAGTACAGGGGATTATTTTTGCTCCAGGTGAAACTGACCCTAATGGAACATTTACATTAATTAGCGTAACAGATGCTGGAAGCATCAGTACATTGACCTACGCCCTTGTGGGTATAGATGCTACCTACACGGTTGCGGTTGCACTTCCTCAAGTTCTGGACTTTACCCTTAATGACGAGACTTCCAGTGCAGTGCTTGGGAACAGTATGACCATTGATATTAGTCAGGTTACCGAGGTATATGCCAGTGCTGTATTCAGCAATCCAAACAACATTAAGGGAGAATCAATTATTATTGCTTCAAACTCAAAGGCAGTAGCCAAGGATTTATTAAGCAATTCAGTAACCGATATTTATTATCCACCACGGGAGACAGTCCCTCCTCTTGCGGATATGATACAGGCATTTAACAAGATGTTTATCTTCCGAGATGGAGCTACTGCATTTGAGTGGGATGGTTCCTTTGAGGAACTTGCAGTAGAGGATCTAGTACTTGATCGTACGTATTCTATTACTGACTTGGGTGATACGGACTGGAACGTAGTCGCTGGTACTACAGGTGTCACCTATGCGGTCAACGATCCCATTACAATTGATGTAATAGGAACAGGAACGGGTACAGCCCGTTCTGCATTTACACTGGTCAAGAGTGGAACTTACAGTCAACCTACTGAAATTGTCTGCGCTGCTGGTGACTTTGCTATCATTGAAAGCAGAGGTATTGTTCATCAATCCGACGGTGTTTCTGTTGGGTCAGTTATTACTGTACTCGGTGCAGAAACAAATGAAGGCGATCAGACCTCTGGTTTACAGGTTGGATCCGAGTTTGTTGTAGCTAAAGTATTTGAGGGTGGACCAACAAGTTCTATTGGTGCGGCAGGTGGAGATCAGGTTATAACTGGCCCAATAGTAGGAGGGGACTACGACGGTCTTCACAAGGTAACTTTATTGCTTTCTGGTAATACCTTTGAGGTTGGAGATCCAATTGAGCTTGCTGGTTTTAGTACAAGTGCTGGGATTAACGGAGCAAGGTTTATTGCTGAACGCACCGATAGTTCATTCTCTTTTTATACAGCCGATTTTTCTAATAATAATACTCCATTAGCTGGAACAGTTAATTTAGCTCACGGATTTGAGTTCTGGGTACAGGCGGACTCAATTGATACACACATTACAGATGGGGCTAGTTTAACTGCTACTCCAGTGTTTACACGGAAGGTATCAGTCGGTCTTGGCTTTAGCCATATGCCAGCACCTCCCTATGCTACCTATCACCAGCGTAGGCTGGTAATGCCATTCAGGTACTCCGTGGATGCAGAAGAAGGCTCGTACACCTACCGAGACATCGTAGATGAAGTAATTGGTTCTGACATACTGGACTCCGACACATACGATCAGATCTATGCTCAGTACAGATTTAATGCTGGGACTGCTGACTTTACAGTTGGGCTGCATTCATTCTCTGATGATTCCCTGATAGTGTTTAATCGTAACAGTATTCATATAGTTCAGAACACAATTAACCTAGCGGGTGCAACTACTAGACTACTGACCAACGAAGTTGGTTGCGTAGCACGTAAGTCAATTATCCAAGTTGGTAATCAGGTTATCTTTCTTTCTGATAATGGTGTATACGGTACGCAGTTTCTTGATGAATACAATCTACGAGGCACTGAAACTCCACTGAGTGAATCAATCAACGAAACAATTAATCGGATTAACAAGGATCGCTGGGAACAATCCAGGGCCGTTTACTTTGATAATCGCTACTACCTTGCTGTTCCACTTGATGGCGCTCAAAGAAACAATGCTATCTTAATCTTTAACTTCCTTAATTTACAGTGGGAAAGTATTGATACAGTTGACAATGCAAACTGGGACATTGAGAATCTTATTGTGGCTGGTGAAGGTACTAACAGAGGGGTCTATGCAATCAATCAACTTGGTGGCATACACAGGCTTGACACTCGACTAGATGGACGTGATCGAGTGGTCACAGCCATCGGCGTTCCAAGTAATACCTACGGTATCCCTGCGTCCATTACTACACGGCAGTACACACTGGGGACAATGGATCGCAAGCGATTCAATCAGTTTGAGATGCACGTAGAAAGCAGCAGCACAAATGTTAGTAACTTTGACATTACAGCAGAAACGGAAAACCCAGATGCTAACATAGGACTGCAATCATTAAGTGATTATATTGATGGCGAAACCTTGGCTGCTGGTGAGGATGTTTCCATACGTGGTAGAATAGGTAACCGCCGTGGGTACGGCATTCAATTTACAATTAACAATACACAGGGGAGACCACGAATACGAGCTATTGAAACCAACGGGGCTATTTCCTTTAGATCAACTACAAGCGCAGAATAATTATTATGGCAATCATTAATACAGGAGAAACCTTTGTACCTGGGGAAACAGTGACTGCAACCAGACTTAACAATATTGCTGATCTAGCAACATTCGATGATCCAGCCGACGAGGTAAGCATTGAGCTAATTACTAGCGGTGCTGATACAGGCAAGCTTGGTGTAAAGGATAATTACGTTAATGGTTTTTTGTATCCAGTTGGTTCCATTTATATAAATGCAAGCGATTCAAGAGATCCAGCAACTATATTTGGGTTTGGCACTTGGGAAGCATTTGGAAGCGGAAGAGTCCTCCTTGGGGCAGGCACAGGGACGGATGATCAACCAATTCCAGAATCACTCACTTTCAATGCAGGTGATACTGGCGGCGAGTACAATCATACATTAACTGAAGATGAAATACCTAATCACCGTCACTCCTATACTGAAACATATCAACAGGGGACTGGTGAGAGCGGATTTGGTGATTTTGCACCTGGATTCAGAATAAATAACACAGGTTTCACTGGTGGGGACCAATCTCATAATAATTTACAACCATACATAACTGTATATGTATGGAAACGAACCGCCTAATATTATGTCAATCATTACTACAGGGACAAAGTTTGGCACTACCGGCATAATCACAACTGACGGACTTAATAACATTGCTAACCTAGCGGAGTTTAATAATTCAACGAATGAAAGCATTGAGGTAATTAAAGGTGGTCCTAATGCAGGTAAGCTTCGCATCAAAAATAGTTACCTCATCAATCTTATGTATCCAGTTGGTTCCATTTATATAAATGCTACTAATCCTCTTAACCCAGCAACTCTATTTGGATTCGGTACTTGGGAAGAGTTAGGAGCTGGTAAAACTTTGATTGGGGCAGGTTCAGGAACAGATGATCAACCAATCCCAGAGGTAATAAGTTTCAATGCAGGTGATACTGGCGGTGAGTACAATCATAAAGTAACTATACCTGAACTTCCTAGTCACCGTCACTCCTATGATGAATCATATAGAGGATTTGACAGAGAAGATAGGGACGACAATGTTCGTGCCATTGAGGAGAGAACAAAAGACACAAGTTCATATGGTAATGACCAATCTCACAACAATTTACAACCATACGTAGCAGTCTATACGTGGAAACGAACAGCTTAATATTATGTCAGTACTAAATCCAGGAACAACATTTCAAAACGGAGAGCAGCTTACTGCTGATCTACTTAATAATCTCGTATCGCAAGCAACATTTACCGATGCATCCATCGACAATCAGAGCACTGAAATTTCTGGTGCATCAATTATTGTAAAGGATGAAGGTATCATTCAATCAAAGATTGCTCCAGGTGCAGTAGTCTTCACGAAGCTTGCTCCCGCTATGGTCATCAATAGCAATACAATGTCTGGGGCATCCAGTACTACCTTGGCTACCTCTGGAAGTATTAAGGCTTATGTGGATGCAGAGGTTGCTAAGTATAGTACTGGGGTTACTGCCTACAAGAGTTCATTTGTTGCTTGTCCGCTGGCTAATTCAAGCGTAGTCTTCGCTCATTCACTTGGAGCGGTTCCCGACATTGTTAATGTACAGTTAAAATGTATCTTTGCCTCAAGTGGATTTGCTGTAGGTGATATTGTGATATTGGCCAATACTCTCACACCTGGCGGCAGCATTGGTCAATGCATAGAGATAGATGCAACTAATGTAACATTCCACGTTGGACCTGGTGGTTTATACGTAATATCTCCTGCTGGCACGGCATTTTATGTCGCCGAAACGAACTTTGAAGTTAAGGTAACCGCAGCTATACTATAAATGAACCCTCTCCTTCAGTCAGTTCAACTAGCCATTCAGGATGGCACTCAAGTGGAAGCCATTGCTTACATAGATAAGCTGGTGGACTTCTGCATTGCTAATGAAAACGGCAGGGTACTTCCAGGCTGGCCACGTGAACTAATTCAACTTCTTGTAGCCTATCATATAGCAAAGGATACCTTTGTTGCAGAGGAAGATAAAGATGGTAAGATTGAAGGTTTAGCTATGTGGTATCATTGTGACAAGGATGAAGATGATTCATTGATCACTGAATGGAAACCTGATAGCAATGATAGCAATGCAATATTTATAGGGTTTTTAAATGCAGTAAATAAAAATGCTTTTAAAAATATGACTCGCAAGTTTTTGGCATTGTGTCCTGACTATATGCACAAGAAAATAATAATGATGCGTCATAGACTTGGCGTTCCAACACGAGTGCAAAGCACTCACAAACTGTTTACTAAAATTTTAACTATATAATATTATGGGAGGATCAGCACCAGACGCACCAGACCCAATTGACCCAGGTAAGTCAATGGGCAAATACCTATTCGGTAACAAGGAATTTAAGTCAGCACAGGGAGTTACGGACCCACTGCTTCAAGGCCGTTTGCTTGAATCAGAGGCAACCTTTCGTCCACTGTATACTGCACTAGAGCTTGCCGATATTCAGACAATGGCACGGGGACGATCTGAAGAGATTCCAAATCCAGCGTATGAAGGAGTACAAAAAAATATAGAGTTCCTAGAGAGGGATCTAGCTGAAGTAGATGACAGTGGAAACTTTGTTTTAAAGGGAGGAAAGAGGAACAAAGCCGAAAAAAGAAAGAAAGAGATGGAGCGCAGCCTTGAAAAGCTGGAGCCAACTTTAGCACCGCAAGCTGGACTGTTTGACCTACTTGAGGATCAATCAAGGCGAGCAGGAGTATTACAACGTGAAGAACTCGGATTGCAACGTGCTGATGACGTATCCGCCTTGCAGGAGTACGCCCCTCAGGTTGTTGAGGCATACCGTGAAGCTGATCCTTATAGTACTGGACTTGCTGAGCAACAGACCGCACTAGCTCAAGATGTTTATCAACGTGCTCAAGGCTTAAACCCAGAGCAGCAGCGTCTAGCTGATCAGGCAGCATTGCAGATGTCGCAACGTGCTGGTCGTATCGGGGATCAAAGCTCGATAGCCAGTCAAGTGCTTGGTCGTGAGCAGTACCTATCTGGCCTTCGTGCAGAAGCAGCAGGTATGGGGCAACAAGCTTTTGGGATGAACCGTCAGCTTGCGGGTGACGTAGGTATGACTATTCTTGGTCGTCCTTCTCAATCTATTGGTCTAGGCAGTCAATTACTAGGACAAGCACAACAGGGCGCAGCAGGTCAAATGGGACCGCAGTTGTTTGATCCTAACGTAGGACTTAATATGGCTATGCAAGATCAATCCAATCAAATGCAGGCTAACATTGCAGGTGCAGCTAATAAAGCTACTATGATTGGAGGAGCACTTGGTGCTGTTGGTTCCATAGGTCGTGGTTTTGTGGGTAGGCCAGACTGTTGGGTAGCCCGTGAAATTTATGGAATAGATAATCCACAGTGGATGCAGTTCCGTGAATGGATGCTTAATGACTCTCCAAGTTTATTCCGCAAACTATACCTAAAGTACGGGGAACGCTTTGCTGAGTTCATCTCCAATAAACCTCGTATTAAATCAATCATTCGCAGCTGGATGAATACCAAAATTAAATAGTTATGGCATTTCAAACAGGAACTAGAGTCGACCCACGCCTAATGGCAGTGGACTACAGCCCGATGATTGAGGCTAATAAAATAATGGCTGCATCAATTGCTAGCCTTGGTGAAGATATTGGTGAAGGCATTGAGAAGTACAAAAAGAATAAAGATATTACTTCAATGTCTTTGGCTCAGTTAGAGGCCCTTGGGGAATCTCATCCCGATGCTTATTCTTCATTGAAAAATGCTGGTGGAGATGTTTCTAAATCAATTGCTAATATTGAAAATGGAGACTATAAACAAAGAGATGTCTTAGCATCCCTTGGGGCAATGCAAACTTATGTGAATCAACAGAAAATAACACAAGCCAACCTAGCAGCAAATCGCCAGGACCCAACTGCTGGAATGCAAAATTACCAGTACCTGATTCAACAGGGAGTATCACCAGAAGAGGCTCTTGAACGGTCATTTGGAAAGAGTTCAACTAACATTAATGTTGGTGGCGAACCGGGAGTTGGTGAAGCACTGATAAAGCAGACGTTCGGGCAGGATCAGAAATATTTCCTAGAAAATGTTCAACCCGGCCTTGATTCACTGCCAAACCTTCAATTTATGGAGCAAATGCTGAATGTTGTGGGTGATGATGGAGAGGTAATTACCGGTAAGTTAGCCAAGCCAGAACTATTCCTAAAGTCCCTAGCAAGAGACCTAGGAGTTGGTGAGTTCCCGGATGTTGCCGCAACTGAATCCTACCTAGCAACAGCAGGTCGCCAGGTGGGTCAGGTCATTAGACTATTCGGTAGCGGAACTGGTTTATCTGATGCTGACCGTGAGTACGCTGAAAAAATCGCCGCTGGATCTATTGCTATGGACAAGGATGCCCTGAAGAGGCTGGTTAGTATGGCTAGGACTGGAATCAAGGGTCAAGTTGAGAACTTCAATCGTCAGATAGAGAGAAGTTATTCCCCTGACATTGTAGATCAGGCTACGAGTAACTTCGCACTTTCTCGTCTAATAACTCCGACCGAGGGCTTATTTGACTACGAGACTTCAGTTCCCGGTTTAGGTGCTTCGGGTGGAATTGATTCTACTGGTGCAGGCCTCGGACAACCAACAGTTATTGATGAAGCTGATGAAATTATAAAATCAATGGGTATAAAATAGATGGCAACTAAAGAGCAACTAGCTGGTGGAATCGTACAACTAAAGAGTCAGCTAGATGCGGCTCTTGAATCCGGGGATGCGAGTACCGCACAATCCCTTGAGTCAAATATCAGGACACTGGTGTCTGCTTATCAGCAAACGCCAGCCGAAGATGTTACTGCATCTCCTGAGACCGTAAAAGATAGCGTTGATTCACAGGGTCAAGCTACTGAGCTTCTGAACGATGGTGCTTACAAGGTTGATCAACCCAACTTCGATACGGCAGGTGAGTTTGCTAGTGATAGTCTAACCTCCGGAGAAAGATTGGAGATAGAACGTCCGAGATTCTTAACACTCCTATCCGATGCTACTGAAATACCCGAAGAGCAGATTGACATTACATCCGGCTTGCCTGGATTAAAAAGATTGCGAATGGGTACTCTGCGTGATGAGTCCCAAGTATTCAATTACCTTGCTGATGAGTACGGTCAAGATGGAGGTGATGTAAGGCGTATCGCTGTCGATTCAGGCACTGAGTTCTTGGTTCAGCACCCAGTTAAAACAAATGGCCAGTACGTACTAGCGGATGAATACGGCCCAAGTTTAAAAGACATATTGGACATATCTAGGGAGGCTGTTGTTACTTCTGCCGAAGTCGGAGCAACCCTGGTTGGACCCGGCAAGACTTCCGTGATGTATTCTGCACTCAAGGCAGGACTGGGTACAGCACTCGCTAACCTTGGTATAGATACCGCTATTGGTGATCCTAATGCTGACGAGGACACTTTCGGTCAAAATGTAGGAAATGCACTCACCGAGGGCGGTAAGGCAACCTTATTTGACCTTGGTCTAGGTTTAGGGGTAAAGGGGGCTGCACGATACCTAGGGGATGGACAACTCGGCATTAGCGAGCAGGCTGACAAGTTCCAAGAGTCCAGGAAGAAGCTTGAGGAGAGATTTAATATGCAGTTTCCGGAAACATTTGCCACCAGAAGTGGAACGCTAGAGGCACTGGAACAACAAGAAGAAATCATCTCCAAGTATCCAGAGGGACTCCTGGCTGGTCTTGCGAAGAAGGCGGAGAGAGCACGTGACATTATTTATGATTTAAGTAAACGGCTCACCGAGCTTCCATCCAAGGATTTCGGCACATTGTATCGGTCATTCAGAAATAATCAGATTGAAAGAACCCAAAAGACAGTTCTCGAAATAGCTCAAAATGACAAGCAAATGGGTCAAGCTATAGATGGTGCAATCAATGACCGTATGGAGCGACTTGGGGCGTTGGGTGCTACATCGTCGAGTGAAACTGCCAGCATCATACGCAACGCCTTTGAGTCCTCTTACAGGGCGGTAAAGGCTGAGTCAGATAATAGGTACGAGCAAGTCTTCGATCTAGCTGAAGAACTAGGAGTTACACTTAACCCAGGTGCTGTCAGTAGGGAGATTGAGAATGTAATTAACTCTTTGGACCTACCGAAGGATGTGCGAGGGGAAGTGCTTAATATATTTAAGCCAAAGGGACTGAATAAGGTCAGCCGTCAAGCCGGAGCACTTGGAAAGGAAACAACTGAGGAGCTTCCTACCATATATGGGCCAAGGGGTGAGATTGCCGCCGGAGGTCAGACATCAGAACCAGCGGTACAGAGATTGTCACTGCGCCAGTTGGATACCTGGAGGAAGGAAGTTAGCGACGTTATTGGCCGTCAAATTAAGCAGGGCAAGGATACATCCGGACTAAAGGATGTGCAGGCTTCCATAGAAGGTATGATCGACAAGGCTATGGCCAAGGGTGGCGACGACCTAGTGCAAGCATCCAGCAACGCTAAGTTGTTCTTCACTGAGTCTGTAGTACCATTTAGAGCAAAGGGCATAGCCGACATATCAAAGAGGGGTAAAAATCAGGAATACACAATGGGTGCTGCTGCTCTAGAAAACAAATTCTTTACTGGGTCAAGGGCTGTAGAAAATATTCAGGAGCTTAAACGTGTAATTGGTAGCAATGCTCCAGCACTGGCTAATATGCGAGCTGCGTATTTGAATAACCTGATGGATAAGGCTATGAGATATGACGGTAGCGTTGACTACTTAAAGTTAAGTCAAGTTGCCTACAATAAGGATATTGTCCGCGAATTATACGGAGCACAGGCGGTAAAAGGATTCGATGAATTAGATCGTCTAATGAAATTAAATAAGGGATCAGAGATCTCACAAGATTTAGTTGATTCAATGACAAAGGTAAAATCTCCGGCAGACATAGAAAAGATACTTGAGCTTGCTAGTGAGCAAATCAGAAAAAGGAATTTCCTAGAAAGAAACGCTCAAAAACTTATTGGAAAAATCAATAAGGGTGAATTATCTATGGAAAACCCAGTTGATCTTATCTCGGCAGTCAGAAAACTTAAGGCAGGTGAGGTGCGGGATTTCATTAACGCACTTCCTGCAACTGGTGGAATCCGACAATCATTCCGGCAGGAGTACATAAATGACTTAATGACGAATGCTGGCCGAGGAACTTCCGCGAACCAAACTACGTCAAGACTTACGGGAGGAAGGGACATTTGGGATCACAAATTAATGTCCAATATTCTTAGGGATAAGACGTTAAGGGCGAATTACGAAGCGGTTCTTGGTAAAAATACAGTAAGGGATATTGAGCACTTAAACAATGTATTGAAGGGGTACTCAAGGAAGAAGGCAGCTAAATCTAAATTACTAGGGACACTCAGGGGCAGTACTGGAGGGTCGGGCAAAACCGGCGTAATTTCTTCAGCGGTTTATGGCTCCTTCGATTATGTAAGACTACGAGTACTCAGTGCTGCGTTTGCATCAGGAAATATTTCGAGGGTTTTGAATAAGTCCAGGAGCGAAGACGAATTGTTTAGAAAACTCCTACCTACTATGCTTGCAACTACAGGTGGAATTGAGGCACTAACCTACGAGGCCGATAAGGACCCAAGATTTCAGAAGTTCTTATTTGATTTCATTAGCAATAGCTTTGAATCAGCGGGAAAATTACTTAATAACAAAAAGTAACGAAAAGCCCCGTCCTCCACATAAAAAGGACGGGGCTACCGTAACGAAACAAGGAATTAAATAGGACATAAACCGATCCCGCTGCGGATTACTCCAACAGCTTACCTTGTTATTTCAGTGAGAACAAGGACGCAAACTCACTGATAAGTATTATACACTATGGGTTCTTATAATTGATAAGTAAATCTTTTAGGTTGCGCTTCTCATCCTGGAGTTCCTTGCGCTGCTCGGTCATACGATCAATGCGGTAGGATAGGAGCCTGGATTCCTGCCGAATCATATCGATCTGAGTCTGGATTCTCTCAATGTTTTCTTCGGTGTCCTGCATACTCTGAACTTGTGCGGAAGCCTTCTCCTTGTCAACAAATAACTCGGGAAAATTTAACCCCTCTAATGGATAATTTAACGCCTCGTAGCAGAAGGTATCACGGGCGATAGCGGCCTCCTTCTCGTCATCAAAGTAGCCCAGTTCGTACCGCCTCCTGCTCTTACCTTTACCTACATCAACTGTAACTCGGCATTTTTTCTTGCCAGCTGGCCAGCGCACCCCCCGATACTTAGAATTACCTGTTATCTTTCGTGATCCCCTAAGATTCTGAGAGTGTGTGACATACCGCAAGTTGGATGGTGCATTATTTGAACTATCTCCATTGATATGATCAATGTCGTAGTTGTCCGGTCTAGGTCCAAGGAAGGCTCTTGCGATTAATCCGTGAACGCTCAATAATTTAAATCCTACGCAGAGTCTCCGATACCCCTTTCCATCATCATAGCCGAATGATCTTCCCTGACTGGAACGTCCGTGACTCTCTACACTGCCATCCGAATAGCAGGTTACTCTTATTCCGTTTACGCTTATATCCTTTGATGTTTCTGTAGCTATCATAGTTCTTGTGTGTTGATGGTATGTGCGCTGC